TATAAATGGGGTGATTATAACAAGATTAACTTCAGTCTCAATTGGGTTCCGGCGGCGGATGCGGCAATCGTCAATTCATGGTGGGATTCAAATACGGAATTATTATTTTTAGTTACTTCAGATAGTGTTACACAGGTTTATAGCGTGATGATTTTGAACACGGATACTCCATTGAGCGAGTATAACGCGCCATATAGGGATTACTGTAAGGGTAAGGTTCAGTTAGAGGGATATTAATGTATTCAGTCAGCTCATGGTTTCAAGTAAAACTCGAAGATCGGTCGTCTGAACCGATAAGGCAATTCCTTGTTGGAACATCGGATTATTCTGACCGGGTTATCAAGTGGCCTAAGATCAAGCGGACTTCAAACTCGTTCCGTCCTGTCCGGCCTACAATTAACCTTGATAACGCAGATGGGAATCTGAATCACTTCTATGAGACTACTATCAAAATGGTGCAGGAATGTTATTTGAAGTTGGGGTTTGCCGCCATCCCGATTTCAACCGCTAATCTTGTAGGCTATTGGCCTTTAAACGAGACATCGGGTACCAACGCACCCGATGAATCGGGCAACGGGAATGATGGCACACTGGTCAACATGGAAGATGCCGACTGGGTTGATGGAGTTGTTGGGAAGTGTTTGGATTTTGATGGTAGCGGCAATGAGTATGTTGATATCCCAAGCTTGACATTAGGGACAGCTTGGACAGTTAGTTGTTGGTATAATCCAGATAGTTTTACTAAATACGCACATCTTTTTACGGCTGATGCCCAAAATGATTTTACTTTTAAGCTGGACATTGTAACTGGAGAGGTATGTTTTTACACTTCCACATCGGGGGGTGTATGTTCAGGCTATAATTTGACTATTGGTGTTTGGGAGTACTTAGTTGTCACTTATGACGGTACGAATGTAAAAATATACATAAACGGAGATGAAAAAGTAAGTTCTGCCGAAACTCTTGATATAGGTGCTACCGGATACAAAATAGGACTTTTTAGGGCGGAAGCATCTGATGGACAAGAAGACGAAGTCCGCATCTACGATAAGGCCCTCACTGCTTCAGAAGTAAAAGCTTTGTATGATAATCCCGATGGACAGGAAATGGTCACTCTCTACACCGGAAACCTCAAAGATGTCCGTTATTCAGACCGCGCCTGCCAGATCAAAACCCGTGACAAACTCTTTGATTTTACGGAACGCAAAGTCGGCGATTCTGACACACCCGTTGTCTTTTCCGAAACTATCCCTTCTGATATAGCATGGACACTTTGCTCATGTTATGGGGGGCTATGCGATTCAAAAAGCACGGGGAATGATGACATAGACTACACTGTTTTCAATGCATGGGCATCGCAATTCTCAGCGGATTCGATTCTCGTTAATGCGTATTATGACGGGTTGAAAGTTACCGAGGCGCTCACGAGACTCTGCAAAATGACTGATTCTGTTTCGTGGGTTGAAGGTGACGGGAAGGTTAACTTTCGGAAATTCGTAGAACCCGGTAGTCATGATATTACACTTACACGAGACGAATATTCGGATATTCTGATTGATGTTGAGCAATTGAGAATCACAAACAAAGCTTATGTGTATTGGGATTATGATATTAACAGCGAATATTGGACAAAAACGTGTCTTTCTCAAGAAAGCACATCGGTTAATTCGTTTGGGTTACATGAGGATATGTGGAAAGATGAAACCGTCTGGTATGTGAACAGTGTCGGGGCTTTGAATTTCGCTCAGAGACAAACGATGCTCTTAAAAGACCCTCCAAAGAGTTTTAAAGTCGATACCGATCTATACGCAATGCGCCAACAATTAGGCGAAACGATTCGCCTTGTGGATTCGTTCTACAACATTACGAGCATGTCCGGGTGGCGATTATCAGAATACGAGTTGAATATGGAAACGGGCGAGGTCAAGCTGGAAATGGATGAAGCTTTGACCGCCAATGCTTTTTATCTGGATGTTTCACTTTTAGACGGAGATGAATTTTTATTATGATTAAACGTACGATTCTATGCGGTGTTGAGGGATGTAAAAACACTTATGAAGAAAAGACTAACGAAGGCTTTCCCGGATGGGGGCATGTNGCAGGAATTATGAATGATGAAACGGGTGAGGCGATTTGCCACATTTGCCCTGAACATCTCAAGGAAATATTGAAGATTCTTAAAGGAGAATAATNATGGCTTGGACGGCTGAAACCAAAGNAAAATTTAGCGAAAGCCGTAAGGGAAGTGGAAATCCTATGTTTGGGAAGAAGCATACCGATAAAACAAGGGCATTGCTGCGAGAAAAACGGAGGGGGGATAAAAATCCTTTTTATGGAAAGAGACATACTAATGAAACAAAATCACTAATAGGAAAAACAAATAGCAAACACACAGGATGGAATCACACAGATGAAACAAAAAAGAAAATAGGTGAAACCAGAAGGCAAAGAAAAATTCCCACATCCAATCCCTTTAAGAAGGGCCATGTACCTTGGAATAAAGGAAAAAAATTGTCACCATTATCAGAAGAACAAAAACTGCTTATATCGGCAAACAGCAAGGGACATAAGAAACCAAAAGGTTTTGGAGCTAAAATAGCCGAAGCAAATAAGCAAAGAATTGTTTTAGATGAAACCCGCAAGAAACAAAGTATTGCGAGAAAAGGATTGTTAGTTGGTGAAAAAAACCCAGCGTGGGCAGGGGGAATATCTTTTAAAAAATATGGCAGAGGATGGACTAAAACATTAAAAGAAGCAATTAGAAAAAGAGATGGTTATGAATGTCAAGTGTGTGGCATATCACAAAACGGTCAAAAACATGATGTCCATCATATTGATTATGAAAAAAAGAATCTCGAACCTGTAAATCTGATAACGCTCTGCAGAGCTTGTCATTTGCGAACTAATTGGGAAAGAGATTCATGGATAGAATTTTTCGGGAATAGGAGGTAATGAAATATGTGGACGGATCTTTCCAGCGCATTCGGTTACGGGACAAAACTCACCTCTACGCAACAGGGACAACTACGGGATAATGCGATTTATTGTTATGATTTCATCGCTTCCGGTAGCCTCACAAATCACGGCATCCTCTTGGGATCAGGCACAAATCCGATAACTCCAACGGCTGTAATGTCAGACGGGCAGATATTAATAGGACAATCAGCCGCAGACCCCTTACCGAAAACAATGTCAGGTGAAGCGACAATTAGTAAGACTGGTGTTGTCTCATTAACTCCTACTGCTGGATCAATAAATCAAACTGACATAGGAAACGCTGCCATTGGTACAGGAGAGCTAAAAACAGCAACCGAGATAGAAACTTACAATTTTACCTCACAAGCGTGGGCTAAATTAACATGGTCAAGTATAGGAGAATACGGGTTTGATCCGCAGTTTAAAACTAATGATGCTGGGGTTGGACTTGACTCAGCGGGACAAATAGTCTGGTTTAATAATGGAGTTGTCGGGATAATTGATACAACTTATAGGACAACTATCTCTGTGGCTGGAAAAGGTTGTTTGTTCTCGGCTCAAATTCGATATGTAACCGCTTCAGGTGAATATGGGTGGTTCTTTTTTCTACAGGATAAAACAACAAAAGAACTTCTCCGAGGCCATTATTCAGATGATCATCCAAGTATAAATGATAGCGGACTAGAACATCCATTCTTTGATGCGTATGATGCAGGGAAACATAATCTGATATGTGTCGTTATGGATGCGGATGAAATTAATGATTTAGAAGTCGAAGCCGTTCACAAAAAGACTTGTATCATGCACCTTGTTTGGAAAGAATATGAATTATCAGATGAAAACGTGAGACAATATCCCACAGAATCAATTACGCTTGGATTGCCTAAAACTGTCATCCGAGATGGTAAAGAGATGATACCATCATATCGAGCATTACCGGATGGGACTAAGATTCAATCAATTAAAAAAGTTGTTGTTAAGCCGAATTATGTAATCTGTAAATCATTGAAGAAGAAGGATAAATAATGCAATCAAATCTCATAGAGTCGGTTTTGGCGAATGGTGTTATAGTCGTGTTGCTCGGCGTTTTCATTCGGTCATGGATCA